CTGGGATCCTGTTGTGGAGATAAGTTATGTGGGCGTTCAGGAGACATATGATTTAAGTGTTCCAGAGACTCATACTTTAATTGCTGACGATATTATTTCACATAATACAGATTCTGTTTGCGTAGATATTATTTACCGGATGTACACCACAAGGAATATTAAAATTCTTGTGGCCGGGCCGCAAAAGTCTCAAACAGAGGAGCTTATCACCAGAATAAGAAGCTTTATAAATAATAATCCTGCCCTCAAGAGATCAGTTGTTAGAGATGTCTCTGCCCCTTGGTATGAGATTAAGCTACAGAATGGAGCAAGACTTAGAGGCTTTGCTGCAGGCACCAAGGGCAAGCAGGAGGGTGTTTCTATGCGGTCTCAGGATGCTGACGCCATCTATATTGAGGAGATGGACTACGTAGATCCTAATGCTATTGAGGGTGCTATCTATCCTATTATGCAGACAACTCCAGATACAGCTCTTATCGGCTTCTCTACTCCGACAGGATTTAGAACACCATATTATTCTCTATGTGAAGAAAGCCCACACTATAAAGAATTCCAGTATTCCTATAAAGTACTTCCTTGGTGGAAGAACGTTGAGGCTGAGAAGTCTAACTTTACAGAAGAGAAGTGGACTCATGAGTATCTAGCTGAATGGGGGGATTCAGAGTCTGGTGTCTATAAGCCTTCTTATGTTGACAGGGCTCTCCAGAACTATGAGTATAAGGACCAAGTCCGAAATCCTATTTGGAAATATACTATTGGCACTGACTGGAACGAGAAGCATGGTACGGAGATAGTTGTTCTCGGCCATAATACTCATACAGGAATGTTCCAAGTAGTAGATAGCGTACTTGTAGAGAGGTCAGAGTTTACGCAGCTGTCTGGGATACAGAAGCTTCTTGACATGAATAAGAAGTGGCGACCAAATTTTATATATATAGATGCCGGTAATGGCTCGACTAACTATGAGGTTATTCGCAAGAAAGCCTATGAGAACAGCACTAAAGATGGAGACAGAGATACGGCCAGACTATTGACGATGTTAAAGAAATACGACGCAGGTTCTTCTCTTGAGGTTAAAGATCCTGTCTCTAAACAAAAGAGACGTGCTCCTGCTAAACCATTTATGGTACATGCCTCTGTAAGGATGTTTGAGCAGAATAGAATCTTAATCTCTTCTAGCGATAATACAATGGAAAAGCAGCTCAGGAATTATATTATTGATAGAATCACTCCTACTGGCACAGAGGTCTACGGCCAGATGGATGAAACTATTGGCGATCATAGACTTGACGCATTGAACTTAGCCATAGTAGCATTCCATTTAGAGTTTGATGACTTACATGCTCCAATAGTAATGATGGATGTCGGAGCAGCACCGGATCCAAGAGTTATGAAACTAAAAGAATCTAGAAAGATTACAGATGCTCGCTCTAAAGATAGTGTTATTCATGAGCCCGGAGATAGAAGACTCGAAGGGCCGGACCATTTAGAGAAGACTTGGGCGGAGAAACAAGTTTTTGGAATCGCACATTCAGGCCCTCTTGGCGGCATCAAACATAATAGACCTGGCTGGTCTACAGACGAAGAAGATAAAGAGCAGCAAAAATTCTTACAGAGACGGCGAGGAAGACAAAACCGCAGCCGTAATCAACCAACTCGCACAACATTCTAGGAGAACTTCCTATGTCAATCAAAATGTATTACAAAGAGGATGACGCTTTTGTTGAAGTTACCAGCGGAGACGATACAACAAATCCAGTCACAACTACCCATGATGGTAAGAACGGAGACACCAGAACTGTTTGTCTTTATCTTCGTAATGATGATGATACTAAATGGTATTCCAATATTATCGTAAAGGCTGTAGACTTGGTAGACGCAGAACCTTATGGAGATGTTATCTATAATGAGACAGGCTGGGGCGTTAAGATGAGCGAAGGTGGCATAGAGCCAACAGAGACAGAATGGGAAGATTTAGTTTGGGGCGAAGAGGTTGATATGCCCGATATTGGTTCTGATGGCAGCGACGACACAACAACATATTTCCCCTTCTGGTACCTAATCTCCTGTCCTCCTAATGTTCCTGCCCAAAACAAAAGCGATATTGTTTTAGACGTAGAGTTTACAGAAAATGCTGTGGTGGCCCCATAATGACTGATCTAAAGAAAATGTTGTCTCCGGATGACATGGATATTTTTAATGCTAATACAACAACCAATTGGGTTCCGAAAGAACCTCTTGATGTTTTACTTCCCTATATGGAAGAGACTCCTCCAGAAGAGAAGAATGATTTAGAGAAGAGAAGAGATAAAGCGAAGAAGGTTATGGAGGAATACGGAAAACTCATTGACGAGAGCAAGCAGATTGAGGATCAGGTTAGCGAGCGATGTAAGAATGTTAAAGTTGTTTTAGACAGAAGAAAGCATCATAGAGTAATCCAAGCTATTGCAAGAATCTTCCAGATCCCTGAAAGCGAAGCCACAGAGATTACCTTTGAGATGTACAAAACCTGCATCCAAAGGCTAGATGCATTAACAGATGAGAGAATCCCAGCACCACAAGGAGCAGAATAGCCATGATGGTAGACTCAATATATAACGAATTTGATTATGATGAGACCGCGACCAATATTATATATTGCAAACTGTTTCCTCTAATAATGGGAGACTTCCTATCTAGATTAGATTCTCAAGACATGATGAAAACATCTAATCTTGTATCTTTTGTTGTTACGAAAGGAAGTCCAACCACACAAGAAGGCAACCCAACAATTACCCCTATTTATAATGGCGGATATGCAAGTCCTGGTAGCGAAGCTTTAAAGGGGCAACGAGAAGCAGAGAGAATGAAGGGTGGGCTTGAGCTAGAAGCCCCTCAGCTTATAACAGAACAGATAATGGGTAGCGGAGCCTAATATGGGATTAACTGACGACAGAACCGGCCCAGTAGGAGTTAAGAAGCATCCTCTTGTTACTGGGGTTGACCCAATAACAAAAGCTACTGCAGACCCACTAAACCGACAAAGTGCACGGCAGAGGCATCCCTTCGAGAAAGAAGATTATGGCGCAGTGATTCATGCCTTTGAAGTTGAGTCTACTAATCAGAATCAGGAGATATCCACACAGGCTCCTCTATACAAAGATGTTTATTCTACAAGAAGATTCTCTGAGAGAGTTCGCCGACAAATGGATTATTATCCTGGAATGCATCAGTCAAATTATCCTCCAAGAGAAGATCCTGCCTATACTGTCTCTCAAGATATGGCCAGCAATAGAATGAATAAGTGGGATAGGGCCATGGACAGCCCGGCTGCTTTTATGAATGGGCTCAGGGCTAATAAGAACGACTTTGACTATACTAAAATATTTGGAACAGATGTCTCCGCCGAAGAGAGAGCAAAACAATTTGGGAAGATGATTACAGAGTGTATCCCTTGCTTTAACCGGCCTTTAGACCTTAATGGTCTAGTCCCAGACGGAGACTTGCTTGAAGTTCATGCCTTAAATTTAAAGATACGGTCTGACTTGCTTGAAGAGATTAAAGATCTCTTTGGCAATCCTAGTGGCATGAGTCTCGATATCTGTGAGCTTCTAAAGCTTTTCTCTAGCCTCTGCCCATCAGATTTAGTTGGAATAATTGCTGTTTTAAGCCAATACTTGGCTAAAATGAATTTAGATATAAGATTCAATATAGACTTTATTGCTAACCTTATCGGGCCAATATTAAGTCCTTTCCTTGATGGCCTCGCTCAGTGGCTAGATAAGTGGATCCAGTTAATCTTAGAGCCAATGCTCTGTATTGTAGACCATATGAACGAGACTATCGCCCTTGGCCAAAGCATGAAGGTGCCTTTCTCTGAAGCTCGGGTTAATTTTGAGTCAGAGCAGAATGTTGCTTTACCAAACAATGTGGATAAGCTTGTTCCTGGTGTTGGTGGCGCATTTGAGAAAGAGAATATGACAAGGAGCTTAAAGTTTGGTGCAGATGCAAGTACTCAGGAAGCCTGGTCCGAAGGAGAGGTCGCAAGATTTAACACCCCGCAGGACCAGAAATATAATCCAAATATACCTGAGTATCCTACTGAAGAAAGCTTAAGAGGCGGGCTAGAGGTCGCTGCTACAAGCATGGACGCTGTCGGCCATCCTATTCCAGAAGAGGACAGGCAAGCAGCAGATGTTAGATGGAAAGAGCTAAGAGAAGCAGAGAAGGAGAAGCGGAGAAGAATTCCGCCGCCTGAAAAGTATTCTCGGAGAGACGGGACTCGTTGGAGTAAAGATGATGTTCCTGCATCAGAGAAAGACGAGGCTAGTTTCCGTAGTAACTATCATCCGCCAGAAGCACAAGATCCTGCACCAAAGAGAGCTGCAGAATATTGGGATCCTGCTCCTGTTGCTAATGCTATTGTCCAGACCAGGAATATCCTTCAAGGCGCAATCCAATATATGAATGATTGGTTTACCTTTATTACCCAGATGATTTACGACCTTCTTGGCACAGATGCAGGTTGGATGACCAAGAAGCTTGATACTACGAAGAAGAAGAATGATATTATCCAAATTATTGGAATCATTAAAGCTATTCTAGAAGCCTGGAGTAAAAATGGCTTAGAGTGTGGTCTTGATACTAATTTTGATACAGCACAGGCAAAATATATTCTTGAAGATACACTGAATAAGACTTCGCCGACTCAATTTAAAGTTAAAGAGAACGGGGACATAGAGGTTATTCCTCCTGGCCGCAAACCTCTTCCCGAAACTACTGATGATAGTGAGCTTGCAGAACCTACAAATGAGTCTGGTATTTATGCTGGTCCTGATATTGGCACAGTAGATGACAAAGCAAAAGCTAGAGAAGTTAAGCAAAAATCAGTACAATCAGGTATTATTGTGAAAAATTGTCTGAAGGACGTAACCAAAGAAGATCTTAGTAGAGCGACAGAATGGATAGCCGAATTTGAGAGGGGATTATCGAATGCCTAAAAATACAGCAGCTACTCCTCCAGAACCAAAGAAGAAGAATACTGGATTCCCAGTACCAGATAAGAAAGCAATAATCCCTCGGCATATACCTTCCCCAGTAAAGGCATATACCTCAAATATAGGAAGAGGCCGAGCGCCTCGACTTCGGTGGGAAGTTCCTGAGTGGGATTTAGCTCTTTGTGGAAGAATTATTGATACAGAATCTTTTGTGAGAAGGGCCTTCAGGAACAAGAAGAACCTATGGCTTAAAGAAGGCTACGAGTTTACAGGGCCAAATTCCGAAAGAGTTCAGTATGTTAGAAGACGATTGCAGCAAATGGAGTTCGCCACAGGGACGCCATTCCCTGTTCTCCTGTCCCGCACAATCAATTCTCTAGTCCGACTACACAATGCATTCTGGGTTAAAGCCAGGAAAGTAGATGCTTCTGGCGGTCGCGTAAGAAGAGTGGGGAATAAAACAATCCAGCCGGTTGCTGGATATTTCCTCCTGCCAGCAGAAACAGTCCGGTTTAAGCGTGACGAGTATGGCAAGATAGTTAAATATGCCCAAGAGGTATACGGCAAAGAGATAAAAGAATTTAAGCCCGAAGATGTAATCCATTTCTGCCTAGACAAAAGAGAAGGCTTTGCTGTAGGCACTCCAATCACAGTGCCTGTACAGGATGATATTCGTGCCTTACGCCGGATAGAGGAAAATGTAGAACTACTTGTATATCAACACTTATTCCCATTATTCCATTATCAAGTAGGCACACCAGACCAGCCAGCTGCAACATTCCCTGATGGCACAACAGAAGTCCAAGTCGTACAGGCAGAAGTTGCAAGAATGCCTTCAGATGGCTGTTGGGTTACTCCAGAAAGACATACAGTGACAGCTATCTCTGCTGAGAGCGGAGTGCCTGCTGTAGATAAAGTTCTTCAATATTTCAAGCAAAGAGTATTCACTGGTTTAGGTGTAAGCTCTGTGGATATGGGTGAAGGAGGAACAGCATCGAGGTCTGCTGCCCAAACAATGTCCCGCAATCTTATCGATGACACAAAGGCTGATCAGAAGGAATTTGGGTCACAGTTCTTAGCTTTTGTAATCCGCGAGCTTCTATTGGAATCTACTTTCAGCGACCGAACTTTACTAGATGATGAGAATCAAGTCTATCTTAAGTTTAAAGAAATTGACTTTGAGTCTCGCATGGCGAAAGAGAACCACTATACAGACCTTTACCTAAAGAATGCTATTACTCACGATGAGATGCGAATTGCAATGGGTTACGAACCATTTGAGGGCGACGGTTGGCCGACCGCTAACAGCAAGCCTAAAATGTTTGTCTCTGGCGATAAAGACTGGTCGCGCACTAATTATGGTCTCATTGAAAGAGATAAGGTTATACTCCAATCTCTGGATGAGCCTGGAACTGATGTGGCCAAGTCTGAAGCTAAGTCGAGGACCACAACGAACAAGAGTGCTGGCGGAAATTCTGTAAGTAATAAGAATAAACCAGCTAATCAGACAGGTTCTCGCCCCAGCGCGAAGATAAATAAAGATAGTTATGTCGTCCCGCACTTCCTGCCGTCACTAGAGCGCATTTACAGACAGAGGCCACCTCTTGCCAGTAGATTTAATGATATGAAAGCAGATATGGTACTTATGACTCGGGTTGAAGGCCTCCGTATGAAGAAGCTCAAATTGAATCTAGATATTGCCTTCACTCAAGCTAAAGATAACTTAGTCTCGCTTTGCCAACAGTCCTATAGGGCTGGCTTAGAAGATACTGGAAGGTTTCCTTACGAGGTCAGATTAGACAAGGTTAACCTCAAAATCCAGCGTCATGTGGAGAGATATGTATATAAACTTAAAGATGATTTGCTTGAAAGAATTGACAAAAACACCGTAAAGAGTCCAAAATTGAAAAATGAAGATTCTCTATTCATGGGATTTGTCTTTGATTCACTTTCCCATAGAGCAGAGATGATAGATGATAGTGAAATAATGCGGGCTTATAATTACGGAAAAGCTAGCGGACATCGTTTAAATGGCTTCGATATGATGGCCTCCACACGGCATGGGGACTCTGATTGTGCTATATGTAACCGACATTCTTTGAAATATACCGATGCCGATGTTATAATCTACGAAGAGTTGCCACCTCTGCATCCACATTGCAAGTGTACGATGGAGGTAACTGCGCAAGGAGGAACGCAATAATATGCCAGGTAAAGACTTTATAGTTTTCAGGGACTATTATAAATTCCATACCCCGTCCGAAGAGGAGACCATTGAATGGAAAGACAATCTTGTTACTTCTCCGACATCAACACATGGCCTTGAAGTAATCCTTGAAGCTTCTCATTCAGGGATCCTTAACGACAATATGAAATTCTATATTCCATCACGTATGGAGGATGGAGTACATACATTTGTTAGAGAGCCCAAGCCCCTAAAGATTCTCAAGAATCATGATCCCCATCAAGACCCATTAGGAGTTATCACTGGCGCAAGATATGTAAATACTGTGCCAGAAGTTCTAATGGACGACAAGAATGTTCAAGTACTATTAGATAGTACCAATAGCGTTAAGAAACAAATTAAGGCTGCCAAGAACTTTCTTGCCACAGGGATCCCATTATCTAATGGCTGGAAAGGCTTAGGCTACGTCGAGCTTCATGCTCGTATTTTGGATGGCAAAGCTATCCGTCAAATCAAAGATGGTAGATTCGATTCTGTCTCTACTTTCTTCGTTTCTCCTGGACATGCTTATTGTAGTGAGTGTCAGGCGAACTGGGCAGTAGATGGTCAATGTGAACACGAACTTGGGCAGCAATACCCAATGGCTGATTCAGATGATCTCGGCCCTCCAATGGCGCTAATCCCTGGCGTACATAAGAATAAAGAGTGTAGCTTAGTTGTGTTTGATGCAGACCCGCTGACTACAATAACATTAGGACATAGTGACTCCAAGAAGGAATTCACCGTTCCAGTTGAGGACTGGAAAAAGCATAACGAAAGTTATGAATCGAAGTCATATTTCGTATTTAAAGACTTTAAGGAGGATAATATCATGGCAAAACCAAATGAGAAGGCATTTTCTGATGCTGAGAATAAGGTTCTTGCTGTCGTGAAAGAACTTCGTCCTGAACTGGGAGATGAGAAGCTGTCTGAACTGACAGTTGCTATTGCAGCAACACAGGGTGAAGATGGTATGTTCCCAGATCAGGCAGAAGCAGAGATCGACGAAAAGACTGCTATTCAATATGCACTGGAAGATCTTGAGACTCAAGGTCAAGAAGTGAATGCCGATGAGAACATCAAAGACATGCGAGAAGAGCTTGCGAAGATGAAAGACGAAGGTCTTATCGATGAAGAGGCATTTAATAATGCTGACGCGAAGCTAAGCTCAGAGGGAAGAAAGAAACTTCCCAAGTCTACATTTTGTGGACCAGACAGGTCTTTCCCTGTTCCAGATTGTGCTCATGTAACTGCTGCTCGGAGACTGATTGGCAGATACAAAGGCCCAGGTAACAAATCAACTATCTTAGCTTGTGTTTCTCGTAAAGAGAAAGCTCTTGGTTGTGGTTCTAAAGACAGCGCACCTGCACAAGGAGAAGAAACTCCGGCACCACCAGAGTTCAAGCTCCCAGCATGTGAGAGTCTGACAGCACTTAGCAACGAAGATGCCCAAGCCCTCTTCGCAATGGCAGAAGCAGAGCTTATTTCTCGAAAAGCGAAAGTAGAGAGAGAGTGCTCAAAGTGCGCCGCAGCTGCAGACGAAGCAAAGAAAGCAAAGGATAAAGTTACAGAGGCAGAAGACGCAGTTAAGGAGAAAGACATGACGTTAAAGGTTCTTCGCGAAGAATTACAACGTCAATATGCAGATTATGCCGAGCAGGTCGATCAGGCAATTGATCTTCGGGCTCAGCTCTATGCTGCTAAAGTAGACGAGACAGCCTTAAAGGGTGTTCTTACTGGCAAGTTCAAGGACTTAGAAGCTGGCAAGGAAGCTCTGAAGGAAAATTTTGAGGACCAAGTAGCTGTAATCACTGAGAATTTCGACCTGACGGCAGCAGCTGAGAAGCTGAATGACGGCATGGCACGGACTCCAGATGGTGAGGTTGAGGATCCGACACATAATATTGATAATAACAACAATCAACTTCCTGAGGACTTAGACTATGCTGGCCTAGAGGCCATCACTAGTATCAAAGACCTCGTAAATGAAGACAAAATTGGCGCAGCGAAATCTCTTTATGGTAGAATGGTTTCTATCGGAGTACTTGATAAAGAGAAAGTACCGTTTGACAGCCTTTCAGCAGTAGAGAAACCTGCTGAGTAAATATTAGGGAGGTAAAGAATATGGCAATTCCAAGAGGATATGTTCCGAACCACAAGTTTTGGGACCGGATGGGCCGGGTCACTCCGAACGTTGAGTGGTCAGAATCACATCGTCCGCATTTCGAGAGCTTTCCCGCCCCTTGGCTACCCGTTCAGCGCTACGAGATCGAGATTGAAGCTTGGTACGTAGTGTCTGCTGGAAAGGTTGTAGCTGAAGACCGTAATGGGAATTTAGTACCAGCAGGTTTACGGAAAGCATTCAACAAGGCGCAGGGCACAACCGTATTGACTTACACAGCCGATGACGTAGCAGACAGCGTTATGGACTTAACGACTGGCGCAGCAGTTGCTGCAGCAGGTAGCTACACAGAGGCAGAGGTCACAGAGGCTCTACGTGAGCGCGGATTAATTCGACCGGATGAGAGAGCAATGGACTTTGTTTCAAAGCCTATTGGTATCGCATCTTACAACTACTTTAAGGCACCGGGGTCTGATTGGTATAACCCACGGAACCTGACTAGCCACAACTTCAGACCACAAGCACTGACAGCTGTTACTTGCGACTACGCAATTACTCTGCCAGTACTTCCTGCTGTTGAAACCACAGAAACTATGGACGGAGACCTTGTTAACCTAGCTGGTTCTATTGACTGGTCTGGAGACTTAGGGACACGTACAGGTGGATGGTTCGGTAGCACGGCAATTAATGGTCTTGTGAAGTATGCTAGTGATGTTGCTGCTGGCGCAGAGGTTGTAGCCTATGTCTTCGAGAAATTCCCGATGGCACATGTTACTGCAGAAAGCCCAATCACAGCATCCGTTGCCGGTCTTGTGAAAGAGAAAAGTAGCGTAACAGCAATTTCTGCTGCAGGCGACTACTTCATCGATTACGACCTGGGCATGCTGTTCGTGTATGAGGCTGGCGGAGACGCTATCCCATCTCCATGGACAACTGGAGCAACAATTACTTATTACCATTATGAGGATGAAGGAACAGGATCGAATACTGTTACATCATTCACATGCGCAACTGGTAACTTGGAGTATGGCGACTTCTTAACATACGACGAGAACAGTAACTTTGTGAAGGCTGCACTTGATCTGGCAAACCCAGAGGGCTATCTTGCTGATGGTTCGGCAGTATTCACCGCAAATACAGACCCAGACTATAGTGGAGTTGACGCAGTTATCTCGCATCAACTAGAAAGCGCTATTGACGGCCATCTGTTCGGTATTGTAGGCCAGATTATCGGGACGACAATCTTCCCGAAGGACTATCTGGGCGAAGTAAAAACAGCCTTTGCAGGGCAGACGGCTGCTAACATGAGAACTCCTGGATCAGCTACAGGAGGTCGGACAGATCAGCTGACTTACACTAACTCAGCCGAGAAGATGATCATTGTTAACTTGATCTTCCGTTAAGATTCAAAGGAGGAAATAGAAATGGGTAAGAAATTTAACCCCAACGAAGCCTTCGGCGACAATTACCAGCTGTTCAGAGATACCTGGATGAGTGATGGCGTCTATGCTCCTACGGGAGAGAAAGTAGAATTTGCCGACTTAATGGCAACATCACAAGCTAATTATTGGATGCCGAAAGTGGTAGAGGAAATTGTTCGGGAGCCTGTTGAGCCGATGTTAATCATCCCTCAGCTCCTAGACAGAATCGCATACACACCAGCTGCACGGATTACATTCCCCGCAATTGGTGCCTTAGTGGCATATGACCTGGCAGAAGGTCAGGCCTACCCAGAACAGACACTGAATGTTGCCCCTGGTAGCATCACAGTGAATGTTGGTAAAACTGGTGTGGCCTTCAAGATCACTGAAGAGATGAGAAAGTACTCGCAGTACGACATCATCAATATGCACATCCGTGCATCACGCAGAGGTCTGGACCGTCATAAAGAGAAGAAAGGTATGGACTATGTATCAGGCATGGGCGTAACATTGCTCGACAATGTAAACCCAACGGAGTCTGTATATGGGACATGCACAGGGCGTGACATCACAGGTGCTGGCAACGGTTCCTGCCGGATGGAAGACCTCCTGAAAGCCTACTCTCATATTATGATGCAGGGTTATACTCCTGACACTATTCTGATGCACCCCTTAACATGGTCTATGTGGATGGTAGATCCACTGCTACAGACTATCGTTAAGAATACTGGTAATGGCCAATGGTTCCAGCCCCACAGCATGCCAATGCAAAGTCGTCCATGGGACGCAGCAAATCAGGCTAAGATGGGCCAGGCCGGCGGATATGGCCAGTATACCCCAGGTGAGAATGCCGCAGGAGAGACAGCGACAGCTAAAGCGGATATCGATCAGAACTTAGAGACTTCTCCTAATGTTCCTAGCTACTTCCCTTATCCTTTAAGGGTACTTGTTAGCCCATTTGTGCCTTATGATGTCAACAACAACACAGCTGACATTATGATCTTTGATTCTAGTAATCTCGGCGCACTTGTGGTAGACGAGGATGTATCTATGGATCAGTGGGAAGACCTGAGCACTGATATCATCAAGATCAAACTGAAAGAACGTTATGCTTTCGCAATTTACGAAGATGGCCTGGCTATCGGCGTAATGCGTAATGTTCCGATTGCTGCTAACGAGATTGCACTGCCTGTGCAGCCCACAATTTCGTCTGCAGGGACTCTTGATGAACTGGATATTACAGCTCCAATAAGTGGTCTATAAGCGTCAACTCATCATGACGTAGCTTGAAGAGGGAGGCGGAGCGGTCGGTGCTTCTCCTCCCTTTTCTCTTTAAAGCAAGGAGAAAGCCATGAGGCTTGTTCAGATCAAACTTCGTCCATATCAACCCTTTTGGTTCCTTAATGAACAGATTCAATTAACTGCAAACAAACCAACTAGTGATTTTATTAATATCGATAGCCTAGAAGAAGAGGACTGCGATATTATTGATGCGTCAGCAAAAAATCTTAAGGTAAGTCTCTTCGACTTTGAGGGTATAAAAGTACAGAGCTTGGAGGAAATCTCTACTGTTGAGGGAGAGTTCAAGGTCAGCACTGAAGATATTGAAGAGACAGATTCAGCATTCCCAGAAATGGTTTCTGTTACAGTCCATGAAGAAGAACCAGAAGAAGAAGTTGAAGAGGTGCCTGATTATTCAGAGGGAGCAAAGATATTGCTAAGTCAGAATGGGCATACAGTAAAGAAAGCAATAGGAAGCCTTCCCAAAGAAGATACTTCCCTCCATCTCTTGCATGCTATGCTGGAGGTCGAGAATAGCGATAAGCGACGTAAAGGTGTAATCAATACGATTACGGCTGCGATAGGAGAGTTTTAAATGCCGACAGAGAAAGAATGGAAAGAAGCAACAAAGAATCTAGAGTCAGAGATTGAAGAAGGTGTGCTGAAAGTTACCAAAGAATTTATCAAAGGGATTCGGGACTTAGTTATTAAACAAAAGCAGACTGAGACTGTAGAAAAATTTGCCAATGCCTTAGGTGTAGAGCCTGGCCATGATGGTAAGTTTGGTTATGAACCTGACGAGCTGGATGCATGCGAGATCGAAATTACTGAGGAATAAATAAATGGGAACAACGCCAAGCATAGTAGATGTACGCCCCGCTCCGGACGCTACGGGAATTGTCGTTGGTGATCAGATACAAGTTACTTTCGACCAAGAGATGGATGAAAGTTCTATAAATACTGGGACTTT